ACGGATTAAAATTACCAGGTCAAAGACCTTCAGTTTCTTTGGTTGATTTTTCAGTTACAGTTCCTGCTTTTGGTGATAAAGAAGATGAAAGATATCTTGGAATATTAACAAGAGGGTCACAAGTTGTTGGGGCCGGAATTGTATTTGAAAATGTTAATGATATTGATTTTGCCTCACCATATAATTCCCAAGGGTTTCCAAATAGACTAAAAATTCCAAACTTTAATTCTAATAATATTTTAGTTAATTATACTATCACAAAAAGAGAAGTTGTTGTTAATGGTATAACAAAAGTATTTAAAAGAGTTATTGGTGCAAATGATGTTAAACCTTTCTTTGAATTATTTCTACCAGAAAAGAACGTATTAGGTATTACAAGTGTCATATTAAAAAATGGTACACAATATACAAATACACCGACAACTGCAGAGTTTTTAGGTTTAGATAATAAATGGTATGAGGTAGATGCTTTGGCGGAAGACCGAGTTTTTATTGAAGACTTAACAAAAGTTTCCGACCAACCTGGAATTAAAGTTGGAAAATACATTCAAACACAAAATAGATTTATTACGGAATTTACACCTGAAGGATTTAAAAAAATGACATTTGGTGGAGGAACAAACACTGCTCAAGACCAATTAAACCAATTCACAACTTTAGGTACCACATTAGAACTTCAAAAATACTCAAATAATTTTTCATTAGGTTCGGCATTATCTCCAAATTCAACATTGTTTATTCAATATAGAGTTGGTGGTGGATTAGCAACAAATTTAGGTTCAAATGTAATTAATCAATTAGGTACCATATCTTTTTATGTTAATGGGCCTTCTGAAACAACAAACTCTACTGTAGTTAATTCATTAAGATGTGTAAATGTCACGGCAGCTGTTGGTGGAGCGGGAATTCCCTCATTGGAAGAAATTAGAAATTACGTTTCATTTAATTTTTCAGCACAAAAAAGGGCAGTAACAGTACAAGATTATGAATCAATTATTAGAAACATGCCGTCCCAATTTGGTGCACCCGCTAAAGTTTCTATTACCGAAAATAATAATAAAATTTTAATTCAAATATTATCTTTTGATACTTCAGGTAAATTAACAAACATTGTTTCAAATACTTTAAGACAAAACATTGCAAATTATTTATCAAATTACCGAATGATGAATGATTATATTTCTATATTCAGTGCTGAAGTTATTGATTTGAGTGTTGATGTTGCAATTGTTTTAGATTCCGCTCAAAACTCAGGACAAGTTATTTCAAGTGTTATTGATAAAGTATCAACATATTTTAACCCTCAAACAAGACAATTAGGCCAAAATGTCTATTTATCAGAACTTAGAAGTATTATTCAAAATACAAATGGGGTATTAACCGTGTCAACATTAGATATATTTAATGAAGTTGGAGGTCAGTATTCATCTGCAGAAACATCTATGGAGTATTCAGACCCGGCAGTAAAACTTATTGGGCCAGTTGATGATACTATATTTGCGCAACCATCACAAGTTTATCAAATTAGGTACCCTGGTAAAGATATTAAAGTTTCAGTTAAAAACTTCCAATCGATTACTTTCTCTTAACAAGTTCACTTATTTTTTCTTTAGATTATTATTTAATTGTGTGTGTTCATTTTAAAAATCCCACATAAACTATTTATTAATTAAAGGTATTAATGGGTCAATCATATAGAATAAGGACTGAGTTAGGTATTAACAAAACAATCAACGTACAATTAGACCAAGAGTTTGAACAATTAGAGATTTTATCTTTAACATTACAACAAGAAGATGTTTATAATAGAAGTTGTGCTGATTATGGAGTTATTGTTGGAAGAGTAACGGCAAACAATGGGTTTGGATTACCAAACGCTAGAGTATCAATCTTTATTCCTATTAGTAATATTGATGTATCAAACCCAATAATTTCCAGTATCTATCCGTATAAATCACCTAACGATGTAAATGAAGATGGATATAGGTATAATTTATTACCTTACATGAAATCTTATTCCGCTCATGCGGCAACAGGAACTCTTCCATCAAGAATGGATGTGTTAACAGAAACAACCACAATTGAAATTTATGACAAATATTATCTTCTAACATCCAAAACAAATGAAAGTGGTGATTACATGATAATGGGTGTACCAATAGGGTTTCAAACTGTAGTTATGGATGTTGATTTATCTGACATTGGAGAGTTTTCATTAACACCACAAGATTTAATTAGAATGGGTCTTGCAACTGAAGGACAAGTTGCGGGTAATAGATTCAAAACGTCGACAGATTTAAATTCATTACCACAAATTATAAATTCTGTTAAACAGTTAGACATTTCACCACTTTGGGGTGAACCTGATATTTGTGACATAGCCATTAATCGTTTAGATTTTGATTTAAGAGACGATTCAAATGTTGACATACAACCCACTGCGGTTTTTATGGGGTCAATATACACAACTCCAGATAAATTTAGAGTTAGAAAAAAAGGAAGACCAAAAGATAATATGGGAAATCTTTGTAGTTTACAGTCAGGACCTGGACAAATATTGGTAATTAGACAAACTATTCAACAAGATGATACAGGTAAACCAATATTAGAAGAATTTAAATTAGAACAATCAGGAAATATTATTGACGGTGATGGGGTTTGGTTAACTGAATTACCGATGAATTTAAATTATATTATAACTAATGAATTTGGTGAGAGAGTTATCTCAAATGACCCAACATTGGGAATACCAACTAAATCAAAATATAGATTTAAAATTAAGTGGCAACAACCTCCATCATTAACTGACGTAAAACGACCATATTTTTTAGTTCCAAATATTAAAGAGTATGGTTGGACAAGTACCGGAACTGACCCAAATTTGGCGCCCGACTATTTAACTAATGAAGAATTAGCGGGTTCTTATTATTTTGGATTAGATTGGACGGGATATACAAATACACAAGCAGCAATAAATTGCGAAGATACTTTTTATGAATTTGAATTTAATAGAGTTTATACTGTTTCAGGATTTATTGACCAATTTAAAAATGGTTTTAGAGGTAGATTTATTGGCATTAAAGAAATTGATAGTCAAGATTGTGATAACATCAATAAATTTCCAGTAAATGAGGGGTTTAGAAATTTTGATTTAATATATTTTCTATTTTCAGTTCTTATGACAATATTACAACCAGTTGGACTGATACTTTTATTCGTAGGTGCCCTAATACAGTTTACGGAAAATTTTGTTTATTATATTTTATGTGCATTTTCTAAGATTACTATTCTTTTTCAAAAACCTTTTAAAAATTATAGTAAATATTGTATAAGAAAAGAGAGAACAGTCAGAATACCGATGATTACCTATCCGGACTGTGAGGCTTGTGAATGTGATACGTTATCCGGAGGAATAACTAATGCGACCGAACCAACTACACCAGCTACTTTTTTAACTCCGGTATCTGACCCAACACTTTATTATAACTTAGTTGAACAATATTATGCATCCTATTTTGGTACGGTTTGGGATGACTATCTTTATCAAAATGAACTTATTCTAAATTTAACAGAAGCTCTTGCAACAAACCCCACAAATCTAAATGATTTAACTTATAAAACAGCGGTTAGTGGGCTAAGACAAGTAACAGATATTGATAATAGTTTCTCGTTTACAAATGCATTTATTGATGGACCAAATGGATATACTTATCAAAGTACAATACCGTTAGGTGTTAGAATTAATATTTTTAACACGAATAACAAGTATTATGAAAATGTTAATAGGATTAAAGTCACTTTTGCGGCTGACGTAAATTTAACCTATCATTATGATAATACTTTAACTGTGTTAGTAATTCCTGATTTTATTGAAACTTTGGAACCAGGTTCAATTTTATCGTTTATAAACCCTTCTAGTACTACAGACTCTAACTTTTTGTGGTCGCAGAACGTTACAGTTAGTGCGGGAGTAACACCAACAAATGCGGTTAATGGTATTATGGGAAAATTGCAAACCGATGAATTTGTAATGAATGTAGAATACGCCAACCCAAATAATAGATTAAATAATCTAACCACCTCTTATGTTATTCCAAAAAATGAAAATATTGATGAGTTTTGTTTTAGTAGTATTGGAGTAGAAGTAACTGGTTTAGTTGATAATGTGGGAACTATTACTTATAAAGACTGTAATAATCTTTCTTATACTATTACTGCAACAACACTTGGACCTCAAACCATTTCTAATATTGACTATTGTATACAATTACAAAGTTTAGGGGGTACGGCAGAATATACGGTGGTAAGTACTGGAGATACCTGTCAAAGATATTCATTTCCTTCAGATATAGAATATTATCAAGTATTGACTGCAATTACAATATCAACTACCATAATAAATGGAGTAACAAATTTTATTATTCCAAATGCGTCAAGTAGCTCTGGATTTTTATCAGAATTACTAACTAAAAGTAAATTGAATAATCGTCTTCAATTTCGGGGAGCTCCTTTTTTTGGTGATACTAATGACGGATATAAAAATCGTGGTGATGCTGAATTAATACCAGGTGATTATTTTGAGGATTTTGTAAACCAAAAAGTTGTAATAATACAAAGAGGTGTTGACCCATACTCACCATTACTTACCAACAAATATAGTATTGGAAAAATATTTGGACAAGATATCGATGACCCTAATTGGGTATTTACAGCTTCAACTAGAGTTAATATTCCAATACAAAAAGTACCCGCTGGTTCTACAACTACAGTACCAAAACATGATAATCAGGATAATATATTTTTCCAATCTAAATTTTTTACGCCTGGAGTAGTCGGGTCAACTACACCTGGACTACAATATTCAGCATTTACAACAAGTAATGTGAGATATTATGGAAGTTTAGATTCTACACAAACTATTACTAATAGTTATCTTAGTTTGATATCATACGGTGGCGTTCTTAAAGGGATTGGAACCGCACCTGGTGGTTTGTTATACAGTGTAACAACTGGACCAAATTTCTATAATAGTGCGGAAGATTTATCAGGAGGTGATGCATTGTATTTATCAAACCCCTCAACTGAAGAAGTCGGGAACGATTTATATGGCCAAAATACTGTGTTTGTTGGAAGCATGACTCGATATAATTTTAGTACAATATATCCATCAACTACGTCATTATCAATTTCAAATCCTACTAAAAATATTATGAGAACTGGAAGACTTCCAAGTTCGGACACATTTGATTCGACGGACTACGTTGGTCTTTTACAACAAAATAGTATATTTGCGTCATACGGTCTTCAAAATAATGGTTCTGGATTATTAGTTCAACCTTCACTTTCAACTGGAGCATCACAAGTAACTCCTGACATTGAAGGACAATTGGCGAGCACTAATGTTTTAGATAGTCTAACCGATTGTGATAGAATGGTAAATCTTAGTTGTTATAGTGGTAATAGTGTTAATTTTGGAATTAAAACAGGTTGTCCCGAATCTGACGCGGTAGAAAATGGGTGTTATCTTTTTTTACGACAGATTCCTGGCACAACTATATTTGGACAATTTACGCAAGTACTTAAACAAGATATACAAAGTTTTAGTGAATGGGGATTTAGGTTTAGATTTTTTTATGGATTATGTCGAGGAGTTTTGGCTCAATCGTTTACCAATAATTGGGTTAATGGTTCTTTATATATGTTTCCACTTCAAATTGATACTTACTATGACCAAGAAAATAAACCATTACCTCCTGATTTTGCAAAACAACTTGCATATTTTGACGGTAAAACTAATAATTTTTATTATAGAAGTTCGCCTTATTTATCATCTTCACAAAGATTTATTGGTAGACCAACTAATCCTTCTAATGGTTCCCCTGATATAAGACCGGTTAACAAAAGAAATTTATTGTTTCCAACAACAATTATTAATTTAGGAATTAAAGATGATTTTTATCAAGAAATAATATTTGACCCATCAGCTAAGGCTTACATTATGGGTAGTTTAAATCCAACAAGTTATTCGGATACCTCCGATTTAGTTAATTTATTTGTAATATCAAGAATTACCGATGAAGGATTTTTAGCTCAACTTTTTTCTTTTGGTAATAACGGATTAAATCAATTATTTACTAGAGACTTTAATGGTGGAAAAAGAATTGACGGTGATTTAGCTCAAAGTATGTCAATTAATTCTG